ATAGGGGAGGACAAAGATGGACGAGGAAAGAGAAGTAGCGGAGAGGTATTACTTGGACAAGTTGAAAGATCCGTTCCCGATTGAGAAGGTGAAGTATCGTCAGGGTCCGGGCGGTAAGCAACTCGCCTACATCGATGCGCGAGACGTGGCCGACAGGCTGGACGAGGTTGTCGGTCAGGCTTTCTGGCAGAACAGGTATACCTGCGTCAACGGTGTTACCGTCTGCGAGATCGGACTTAAGGTGGACGGGGAGTGGGCGTGGAAGGCAGACGGCGCACCGGAGACAACGATAGAAGCGGAGAAGGGTGCGCTTTCAGACGCCTTCAAGAGAGCGGGAGTAAAGTGGGGCATTGCCCGATACCTGTATGACGATGCACCTCCACCGCCACAGGAGCAACCACAACAGGAACAGCCACAACAGGAACCCCCGGCGTGGGTAACAGATTCCGGTGGGGAACAGGGGCATACCCCCCCATCAGAGAAGCAGATGAACTACCTGAGAAAGCTCCTGTCCTCAAAATCTGAGGCAGAGCGGGACAAGTTTATGCAGGGTCTTGGACCTAACCCATCGAAACAGGACGTGTCCAAGGCCATTGACCAACTCAAATAGGCAGGGGGATGGCTCACCCTCTGCCCTCCGCCCCCGCCGCCCTGTTCTGGGGTGGGGCGGTGGGGGTTTTACCATAAAGGACTGCGGCACAGTGGCTTACAGAGACTTTGTTGTTGAGACATACAAAGAAACAATTAAGAAAACAAGCCAAGCCATGGAGAAAAACCGGAAGCCGTATGGCGAGAACAAGCTGCCGCGCCTGTACCTCTTGGAGTTGTCAGGCGATACGGTCATCCGGGATTTCAAGCGGGTGTGTGAGGAGCGGGACCTGGTTATATCCAAGGTTGTGCGGACGATGTTGCGTGAGTTTACGGAGGAGTTCAATAACCTCCCGCCAGAAGAACGGTTCTGAGATGACTTTTGGTAGTCTGTTCAGTGGCATTGGCGGGATTGATCTTGGCTTGGAACGTGCGGGGATGACCTGTGCGTGGCAGGTTGAGATCGACCCGTGGTGCCGACAGGTGCTAACTAAACATTGGCCGAACGTTGAGCAGTATGAAGATGTTACCAGTTTCTGTCGCAGAATCTACGACTGCGACCCGGAAGACGAAGAAGGTTATGTGAACTGTCCCAGGTGTGACGCCGATTTTGCAGAATGCGGATGCATTGGGACCGACCAACTTGTCGACACGCACGGGTATGTGGACCTGATCGCGGGAGGGTTCCCGTGCCAGGACGTAAGTCTGTGCGGTAACAGGGAGGGATTGGATGGAGAACGAAGTGGGTTGTGGGAGCAGTTCAGAAGAATCATCGGAGAACTCGACCCCCGATACGTCCTCATCGAAAATGTTACAGGAATTTTGTCTACTTACGCCAACGGGGGAGATAGTGACCCCGCAGACAGACATCTTCGGACACTTGGTTACGTTCTCAGAGATTTGGCCGACTTCGGGTATGATGCAGAATGGCAGGTTTTATCCGCTTCCGATGTCGGAGCGTTACACGAAAGAAAACGTGTCTTTATTGTGGCCCACTCCAACGGCCCAGGACGCCAAAAACAACGCTGGCCCAAGTCAATGGGACCGAAACAGCTATCCGTTGAACGTGGCAGTTCATGGATCACGGGAACAACAAAAAGCGATTGGTGGGGATCTGAACCCAACGTGGGTCGAGTGGCTCATGGGGTTCCCGGCAGGGTGGACCGACTTGCGGCGTTAGGTAACGCCGTAGTCCCGCAGTGCGCCGAACTTATAGGGAAGGAGATCATGGCCCATGCAGATACCTACAAGTCTAGAGGTTAAATCTAGCATACGGCTGCAAGACCTGTTCACGGCACCGAAACTTGAAGTGCCTGTGGATATGGTGTTCACGGACCCGCCTCACAAGATGTGGAACATAAGCGGACTTGGTAACACGCTCCGTAATTGGATCGGCCCGTTCGCGAACACAAATATTTTTGTGCTTCTGTCCGACCTGTCGATGGTAAACTATTTGAAGCACTCACCGTTTGACTTCCGTGGGTTCTTTGTACTGGATCATTCGTTCGGAATCCCGATAGGGGACGTTCCCTATCGTCGCCACCTTCTGTTGTCGCATGAAACGCAGGGTGACGCCAAGCCATACAAGAACCTGGGGGACGGGATGAAGACGATCATTCCGATCAAATACCGGGGGACCGTTCCAGAGGTTCGCAAGCACCCGCACCAGAAACATGTCGCTGATATTGTTCCATTTGTTACTCACTACACTGACGAGGGCGACACGGTTGCCGACCCGTTCATGGGAACCGGAACAACGGGAGTCGCCGCGTTGAAGTGTGGCAGGCAGTTCATCGGACTCGACAACGACTCCGAAATGATGGAGGTCGCACAGGAAAGGCTAGGTCACACCGCCAGAAGAACGGTTCTGATGTGAAACGTAACAAGCGGTTCGTTCAAGATGCGTGGTATCGGGACAAGGTGTTGGCACCGGAGCGTGACACATGCGATATGTGCGGCATCAAGTTTGTGCGGGGCGACAGGATTGAGGGTCACCACACATTCGGGAAGCAGTGGAGGAAAAACTGCAAGAGCCATGAGCGCATACACGTAGACTTCAGGATGATCAAGGTGCACTATGATTGCCACCAACAGGCACACGCCGGGGTCAACACTGACGAGGCAACCATAGAAACTCTGTTGGAGATCGTGGGCGACTGCGCCCTATCTGACCACTTGGAAAAGGCGGGGTATGTATAAGCTGCAATTAGAACTGAAGGGTAAGCTCCCGAAGATGAATACCTCAGCGGTTGGACCGACTTAAGGCCTTAGGCAACGCCGTCGTCCCGCAATGCGCGGAACAGATCGGACGCCGCATCATGGAGCAATTCGGGTAGGGCCAGTGAGCCGCATAGTGGTTCATTCCGTCGTGTCAACCACATCTATCACGGCCCTACCCGCACTGACAAAACTGACAGAAGGCTACCTGAGAGGACTTCTGTCAGTTTTGTCAGTGCCGAAACCCTAGCAATCGAGAATTTTAGATGGATCTAACCCCATGAGAGTCAGCAACGACCGCATCGTCGGCCTCTGCATTCAACTGACGCGAGACCGGGTGCCGTTCTGCGTCACCTACACGGATGACTACGCCTATGTCAGAGACTATGAGCCTGGAGACCGTCAGGATGTATGCCCGCCAGTGTCAGGAGGAGAGCGACAGGATCGACGCGATGCCGCCCGGTCCTCAGCGCGACCAGAGGCTGTCGGACCTGCTGCGGTACCTGAACACACGCTGGCTGATGATTCCCGAAAACCTACGGCGAGAGGCTCTCGATGACAGCGCGTCAGGAATTGCACGAACTGCATAAAAAATATGGATTTATGGTGAACGACAGCGGGAGTATACCGTACCGGGCCAAGGTGCGCCGCCGCAGTCTCGCCAAGCTGGTGCGTGAGGAGTCGTGGCTTGTCTGGATGAGGATTCCCCAGCCTGAGCGCATGGCGATGCACGCTATGGTAGACCGCGCCAAAAGCTCCGCCGCCTACAAAGAGGCGGTCAGCGCATCATGATCTGGACCCTGACACGGGCGCTGGCAACGGCTGCGTTCCTGGCCCTGGCCGGCGTGGTGGTCTACTGCGTATGGACACCGGAACGATGAAAGTCATATCCCCGAAAGGGAAAACGATGACAGACGAACAACGGATAAATGCCCTAGACGAACTGACGTTGCCGCACTGCAATGCCAGTGAGCGCATCGCGCTAGGGTCAATGCTTATCGACAACGAAGCGGTCGATGAAGTTCTCGCCATCTTGGGCAGCACAAAGGAAGAATACAAGCTGGTTTTTTACGAATTTGATCATGAAATGATTTATTGCGCGATGCTGGCGTTGCATCGACGCCACGAACCTGTCGACCAGGTAACGGTATCTGTAGAATTGGATAAGGTTGGATACCTGCAATCAGTCGGAGGTGCGGCATATATCGCGAGTCTCGCGTCAGCTCTTACGTCTTCTCGTCACGCTGGGAAAGCGGCTCAAGTGGTCTACGAGATGTACGTACGGCGGCGCCTTTTGGATGCTGCTATAGATGCCGTGGCAAATTATTCGATGCACGGTGAGGATCTTGATGAGGTAAACAGAAAAACAGAAAAGGCGTTTTTCGAGGTCTTGGAGGAGTATGCCGAAAGACAGCCTAATAACTACACACATCACACCAGCGACGGCGCAAGCAGAACGGTATACAGGTTTCGCAAAAATTCTCGGGACATGGTCCATGCTACGGTAGGCACATACAAAAATCGTCCGGTAGTGTCGATGCGCGTGTTTCACACCGACACTGATGGGAACGAATACCCTGTCAAACACGGGCTGACCGTATCGGCTGATAAAGCCCAGTATTTGCTTGATGCTGCCCGCGCACTCAAAAAATGCGTATAAACGACGACAAGCTCGTCACGTTCGACAGCCTGGTCGCTCCCCTGCTCGAGCGGGCGCAGCAACTCATCGGCACCACCGTGGCCGTGGACCTACCCAAAGCGTGCAAAAATACCCACTTGACATCGCCGCCCAGAAAGGTTAAAATCTCGGAAGATGTATAGACCCTTGCGGGTTGCACCTTCTCTGCAATAGCCTCGACCCGTAACTGGGTCGGGGCTTTTGTTTTTATGAACTTATCCGAACTCACAACAAGGACACAGGTGGACATCCTTGCCCGAAGTCACTCAAGTTGTGGTCTGATCTATTGATGAACTATTCGGATGCTACGGTTGCCGATGCGTTCATGGGTTCAGGAACGACGATGGTCGCCGCTGAACAACTCGACCGCACTTGCTACGGCATGGAGATCGACCCCGGCTATTGCGGTGTCGTGTTAGAGCGCATGAGCGACACGGGCCTGGAGCCAACGGTGATAGAACGTGACAACTAAAAGAAAAACAACGCCTAAGCGAGGCACGAAGGTCACGCGCCAGAATGCATTCATCGAGGCGCTAAAGCAGACGGGCAACATCACGCTGGCCGTTCAAGCGGCAGGGGTCACGCGGACGCAAGCATACCGTTGGCGCGATGCGTCTGACGAGTTTGCGGCGCGGTGGTATGAGGCGCTGCAAGCCGCAGGTGAGGTGCTGGAAGCTGAGGCCCGCCGCCGTGCGTTTAGCGGGTCCGACACGCTGCTGATCTTCCTCCTCAAGGGCATATACCCCGAAAAGTATCGCGACCGCTACGACGTGCGGTCAGAGAACAAGGTGACCGTCAAGCACGATGCCGACAGCCTCAGCGACGACGAGCTCGAAGCTATCGCCAGCGGACGCGGCGTCGGCGTTACTGCGTAGGCGGCGGGCGCGGCAGAACCTGCTGGCTTATACGCAGTATACCCACCCGCGATTTGAGGTGGCGCATCACCACGGCATCATCTGCACCGCGCTCGAGGCCGTGGAGCGTGGCGAATGCAACCGCCTGATGATCTTCTGCCCTCCCCGTCACACCAAGTCGGAACTGGCAAGCCGACGATTCCCCAGTTGGTATATCGGGCGGCACCCTGACCGCCAGATCATTGCCGCCAGCTACAACGGCGACTTGGCAAGCGACTTTGGTCGCGATGTCCGGAACATCATCGACAGCCCTGAGTATTCGCAGTTGTTCCCCGACTGCGAACTGGCCGCAGACAGCCGCGCCGCCAATCGCTGGAACACTGACGTTGGCGGTGCTTATGTCGCTGCGGGCGTAGGCACGGCGATCACGGGGCGTGGGGCGCACCTGGCGCTGATCGATGACCCGGTTAAAGATCGGTCGGATGCCGACAGCCAGACGGTGCGGGACCATACCTGGAACTGGTATACCAACGTCCTGTATACGCGTCTCATGCCCGATGCCGCCATCGTGATGATTATGACGCGCTGGCATGAAGACGATCTGGCGGGCCGGCTGCTCGAGCAACAGGATGAGGGTGGCGAGGCGTGGGAGGTCATCAACCTACCTGCTCTGGGTGAGGGCAACGATTGGCGCGAAGAGGGCGAGGCATTATGGCCCGCCTGGTATCCGGTGGAGACGCTGGCGACGACGCGCAACGTCCTTACGATGAGCGACGGGCCTCGAGCGTGGGATGCCCTGTATCAGCAGCGCCCCAGTGCTGAGGCTGGCGTTTTCTTCAAGCGGGAGTGGCTGCGGTGGTATGAGACGGTGCCGCGAGATTTGCAGATTTATGCGGCCAGCGACTACGCCGTCACGGGCAGCGGCGGCGATTGGACGGTGCACGGCGTCATCGGCCTGGATGTAGACGACAACATCTACGTGCTGGATTGGTGGCGAGAACAGGCAACCAGCGACGTTTGGGTTGAGTCGGCCATCGATATGATGGCGAAGTGGTCACCGATCCGGTGGGCTGAGGAGCGCGGACAGATTGAAAAAGGCGTGGGACCGTTTTTGGCCAAACGCATGCAAGAGCGGCGCGTGTATGTCATTCGCGAGGGGTTGACAAGCGCATCAGACAAGGCGACCAGAGCGCGATCCATACAGGGCCGCATGTCTATGGGCAAGGTCTTCTTTCCCAAGAAGCAGCCGTGGTGCGAGGAGCTGGTCAACGAGTTGATGAGGTTTCGCGGTGAGGGTCATGAGGTTGACGACCAGGTTGATGTCTTGGGGATGTTCGGGCGTCTGCTCGAGTCTATGTACGGCGCTGCATCGGCATTACCTGAGCGCAATACTGATTTTCGCAGTGGT